TACAACGAAATAAACGAAGTTGTCACATTGAATGGGCAAACTGCTGTTAACACCACAAAATCTTACCTACGGATCAATCGTGGCATTGTTCGCAGCGCGGGTAGTGGTGGTGCAAATGCTGGTATAATCTACGCAGGAACAGGCACAGTGACCACTGGAGTTCCAGCTAACATTTACCTGACCATAAATGGGGATGGCGACAACCAAACACTGATGAGCCTTTGGACGGTTCCCGCAGGATATACAGCGTTCCTTACAAAAATGTCTTTGTCCACAGGCACATCTACCAACACCAAAGCCGTTTTGAATGCTAGTCTTGTAGCTAGACCATACGGAGAAGTCTTTCAGATAAAAGAAAGATTTACTCTCACAGATGCCACACACGAACAGTTTTATACTTTTCCATTAAGGTTCACAGAAAAAACAGACTTAGAGATGAGAGCATTTTCTTCCTCTGGGTCGGTTAGCTTTAATGTCTCCGCGTCAATGGAGTTTATCTACATCAACAATGGGGATAGTCTTTAATGGCTGCCAAAAAGGAGAAACCCATACGTCGTACCACCTCTGGCAAAGGGGCTAATTACCGCAAGACGAAGTCTGGCGCGGGTATGACAGAAAAGGGCGTAAAGGAGTATCGCAAGAAAAATCCGGGTTCAAAGTTACAGACAGCGGTAACCGGTAAGGTTAAAGAAGGAAGTAAGGACGCAAAACGCCGCAAGTCATTCTGTGCTCGTTCTGCGGGACAGATGAAAAAGTTTCCAAAAGCAGCCAAAGATCCTAATTCAAGATTGAGACAAGCTAGAAAGCGTTGGAAATGTTAGACCGCCCATTAATAATTATTCTTTTGTCTACGAGTTTAGGGCTTATTGGGGCGGTAACCTATGCGTGGGCGGCTTGGACTACAGAAACACTAATATCTGTGGACAAGCGCACCGAAGTGATGGCTTCTCAAATTGAGTACATAAAGTTAGAGATGGAGAAAGCCTATGGCAATGTCCAAGCGCTCAATAAGCAATAAAACGCCAAGGGGTTTAACTTATTTCCGAAAAGGTGGAGAAGCTTCTTCTAAAAGTAAAGGTAGTAAAATCTGCCCTGCCGGAAAAGCATGGGCGAAGCGCACCTTTGACACTTATCCAAGTGCATACGCGAACATGGCGGCTTCCAAATACTGTAAGGATCCAAACTATGCTAAAAAAGCTAAAGGAAAGAAGTCTTAAATGGGCGGTCAACTTAAAAAATGGCGTGATCAGAATTGGGTCAGGATTGATTCAAGCGGTAACATCGCTGGTGAGTGCGGTACTTCCAAAGACAAGCAAAACCCAGACCGATGTCTCCCCGCAGCCAAAGCCAGATCCCTCACCAAGTCTCAAAGAAAGTCCACCGCCGCAAAGAAAAAGCGCGAAGGCAAAAAAGGCAAAACCTTCGTCAAAAACACCAAAGCCGCGGAAGTCAAATTTGCCGCAGGCGGCGGCGAAATCGTCAACCAAAAAGCAAAAAGAAAGCCCCCGCAGCAAAAAAACGGCAAAATAGTGGCCCGTGGTTGTGGAAAAGTTCTTTCAAATCGCCGTAAGTATACGTCGGGATCGGTGAGTGTGTGATGCGAATAGAATTTTACGAACCAAAGCTAGAGCAAAAAATTGTTCGAGAGATTTGGCAGTGGTCTAAAGAGGTTTTAGAACAAAAATCGCACTATTTTGGGGGTTTGCCCGCTTGTCCTTTTGCCGAAAAGGCGTGGAAAGAAGACAAGGTATCTCTTATGTTCAAATATGAGAAAAATTATCAGTGTTTATACACTACAATCAGTCAATTTGACGATAATTTTGATCTAGCAATAATAGTGGACTTGGCTTTTGAAAAAGATCCTGCGGATTTCCATGATTACCTGTTTAATCTTAATAAATGCATTTCTGACGGGGTGTTCATTGATAAAGATATTTGGTTGATGGGCTTTCACCCACATGATGAGCCAAATGAGTTTGTTGCAGACGCTAATGAAGACTTTTTGGCGTTGGTTGAAGAAGAATATGCTATGATTTTTGTGCAACGGTTGTCCAAATTGCAAGAAAGCGCAGACAAGCTTGCAAAAAGAGGCTATTATAAGCCGTATGAAGACGACTACAATGCTCAAGAACTGTTTGAACTACGACATCAAATGTATAGGAGATTGAAAGATGGCAATGCGTCCAAAGAAAATGCGTGGCGGCGGCATGGTTAAGAAAATGCGTGGCGGTGGCATGGTTAAGAAAATGCGTGGCGGCGGCATGGTTAAGAAAATGCGTGGCGGCGGCATGGTTAAGAAAATGCGTGGCGGTGGCATGGTTAAGAAGAAGTAAGATGGCTACATCAGGAAGCACAGATTTTGAGCTAGACGTCGCTGAGTACGTCGAAGAAGCGTTCGAGCGTTGTGGTCTTGAGGTTCGTACTGGTTACGACCTGAAGACGGCAAAGCGTTCGCTTAATCTGTTGCTTGCAGATTGGGCTAACCGCGGCTTGAACCAATGGACAATCAAACAACGCACAGTCACACTAGCGATTGGCGACGGCGAATACGATCTGGGTACAGATGTAATCGACGTTCTGTCGGTTATTGTGCGTCGTAACGGTACAGACTATTCGTTGGAGCGTTTGAGCCGGGATGAATACCTTACAATTCCGACAAAAACCACACAGGGCCGACCAAACCAGTTTTTCTTGGATCGTCAGCTCACTCCAAACCTAAAAATCTGGCCTACGCCCGAAAACACGACGGATGTTGTGATTTACGACGCGTTGACCCGTATGGATGACGCGGACATTTACACTAATACCGTGGATATGCCGTTTCGGTTCTATCCCTGCTTGGCGGCAGGCTTGGCCTACTACATTGCTTTGAAGCGGGCACCAAATCGTGTACAAATGCTGAAGGCTGTGTACGAAGAAGAGTTTGAACGCGCTGCAACGGAGGACCGTGATCGGTCATCCTTCAACGTTGTTCCGAAATACGAATATTATAGGACGGGGTAGATGGCTAAGTTTGCTTCGGGAAAAGATTCATGGGCAATATCTGACCGCTCCGGGTTTCGTTATCCTTACAAGGTAATGAAGCGCGAGTGGAATGGCTTGCTTGTGGGGCCCGACGAGTATGAGCCAAAACACCCGCAGCTTGGGCCGTTTCGCAAGGTTGTAGACCCGCAGGCTCTTGAGAATGCAAGACCTGACCGTATTGAGCCACTGGATGTATTTGTTGGTATTCCTCTTGTAGAGGCTCCAAACCTACGTCCGCCGCAGGCATTTGGTAAAGTTGGGCAAGTTACAGTGGTGATCTCATGAGTTTTACATACGATGAACTAAAAACTGCAATTCAAGACTACACTGAGAACACAGAGACAACCTTTGTAAACAATCTTAATATATTTATTAAAAACGCAGAGGAGCGTATTTTAAAAATTGCTCAGTTAGAAGTGTTTCGCAAAAATCAAAGCGGAACTTTAACCGCAAGCAATCAATATCTTGCGCTTCCTACAGATTATCTTGCCCCATTTAGTCTTTCGTTTACGAATGGTAGTAATAAAGAGTTTATGCTGTTTAAAGATGTAAACTTTATTCAGTCTTTTAACCCAAATGGCGCAACTACTGGTGCCCCTCGTTATTATGCGCAATTTGATATAGATAACTTAATTTTAGGTCCAACGCCCGATTCTAATTATGCTGTTGAACTTCATTATTTTTATCGTCCAGCATCACTAACGGCTGGCGCGGGAAGTGGAACAACATGGTTAAGTACAAATGCATCGGTAGCTTTGTTGTATGGATCTCTTATTGAAGCATATACGTTTATGAAGGGTGAAGGCGATTTAATACAGAATTATACACAGCGTTTTACTGAGGCACTCTCTCGTGTTAAGAATTTCGGAGAGTCTCAAGAGGTTACTGATGCGTATCGCACAGGTCTTATTATTAGGGAGAAAACATGATACCTGCTTTGGATATAGGGTTGCCAGAAGATTTTGGCATTGAGGTTCATACAACGGACAAAAGAGGCTTTACGCCTGAAGAAATTGCACAGCGGTGCGTTCAGAAAATTGTAAGTGTTTCTGACTCAGCACCGCCTGCAATTCGTGATCAAGCTCGTGTTTATGAGCTTCAGATTACAAAAGTCGTCGAGTTTTATTTACGAGAGGCTATCAAAAGTGATCGAACTACGGTATATAATGCACTTACAGATGCAGGGCATTCAAACCTTGCGGAACTCATAAGGAGAATGTGACATGGCCTTTACTGGCAACTTTATGTGTACGAGCTTTAAAAAAGAGCTTATGACTGCAACACACGATTTTACTGCGTCTACAGGAAATACTTTTAAGTTAGCAATGTACACCAACAGTGCTTCCTTTACAGCAGCTACAACCGCATATACTGCCACGAATGAGGTTAGCGGTACAGGTTATTCTGCTGGCGGCGGCACATTAACAAACGTTACGCCTACGACATCTGGCACAACCGCGTATGCTGACTTTGCCGATTTGACGTTTTCTACAGCGACAATCACGGCTCGTGGAGCGTTGATCTATAACGATACTGCGGCAGGTGATCCTTCGGTAGTGGTTCTCGACTTTGGTGCCGACAAAACGTCTACTGCGGGAGACTTTACAATTGTTTTCCCAACTGCTGGCGCAAGCACTGCGATTATTCGTATAGCCTAAATAATTTAGGCTATTGAAATGGCACTTATTGCAGGTTGGGGGCGAGGCACATGGTCTGAAGGGGCTTGGAGCAGTCCACTTCCTGTAACAGTAACGGGAGTTGCTGCTACAGGCCAAGTTGGTTCTGTTACTGTATCAGGAGCAAGTGATGTTCCTGTTACGGGTCTTGAAGCTACAGGCAGTGTGGGATCTGTAACAGTTGTTGCGGAAGCTAATGTTTCTCCATCAGGACTAAGTGCCACAGGTCAAGTAGGCTC